CGCCGAAGGCGCGGACCTGAAGGGCGACCAGTACACCGCCGCCATCGTCCCCGGCGTGCGGGAAACCTTGGACCGTAAGGCCATCACCGAAGCATTCGGCGAGGCCGCCGTCGCGCCCTTTGTCAAGGCCACGCATTTCAAGACCGTCAAGCTGGTGGAAAACTGAAATGGCGCAAGACGACACTCCAGCACCGCTGGACCCAAACCGTTGCTATTGCCGAAATCAGTTTGAGCGGTCCCATTGCGCCTACTTCAAAAAAGGTCGCTGTGAGCGCGAACAGGAGAAAAAGAATGCCGAAGCGTAACCGGACCATCTTCTCCCCGGCACCGCCGGTGTGGAAGGTGCGGGACATCATCGAGAAGCTGGGCGGCGTAGGGCCCACCACGGAAAAGCTCATGGCCAAGGGGTTCTTCCCGCCCGGGGCGGATACGGTTCAGGGCTGGAGCACCCGCAACAGCGTCCCCGGGGCGTGGAGCCCTGCCCTCTTTGGTCTGGCGCAGGACGCGGGCCTTATCGAGACGCCGATGGACGCCCTCGTCAGGGATTTCAAGCTAGCCCCGAAGGGAGCACGCAAATGACGGCATTCACCTACGCAGGCAGTCATTGGAAAATTATCGCCGACTTTCCCTATGGATCGGCTTTCGACCCCAGCGGTCAGCCGTATTTCTGCGCCGTGCCGTGGGACAGGAAACGCAAATGCTGGAAAACCAGACGAAGCGCGGCGGTGTTCCCGCGTGAGGTCCTCAAGGATTTTCATCTCGAACACGAGGGCGCACGCAAATGAGCCCTGACATCGTGCTGATGGTGCTGGCGATGCTTGTCGTGGTGTTCTGCTGTCCGGGTGGCAAATGATATTCGCCGCCGTCGACCCGGGCGCGGTGCATGCCGCCATCGCCGTGTTCCACGATCACACCCCCGTGTTCGTGGACGACATCAGGACGGTCAACGGCATGCTCGACAGCACCGCCCTTGCCCATGCGCTGGAGGACATGAAGGTGGCCCACATGGTGGTCGAGAACGTCCACGCCATGCCGCTTCAGGGCCTCAGCAGTACGTTCAGATTTGGCATGGGGGTTGGCATCATCCACGGCGTTGCCGGGGCCCTGCGGCTTCCTCTGACGCTTGTGACACCCCGCCAGTGGAAGGCCTACCATGCGCTGACGTCGGACAAGGAAGCGGCGCGAGCCTTGGCAATCAGGAAGTGGCCGGAACTCAACCGGCACCTCGACAGGAAAAAAGACGCCGACCGCGCCGAGGCGCTTCTCATTGGCGACTGGTATTGGGTCCGGTGCTGTATCCCTCGAAACACCGAGATTTTCGCATGAGCAATGGCGACGGCAGGCACCCCAAGTTCCGCATCCTGTGCAAACGCTGCAACAGCTACCAGCACACAGTCGTGAGGACCGCCACACCGGAGGAGCCCTACGACCCGCTGCGCATCTGCATCACCTGCCGCAAGTGTCTCAACACCGCCAACAGCTTTGACGAGGAAGCATCGTGAGCAAGCCCCTGTTCCCGCACCAGCAGACCGGCGCGACAAGGATCGCCAACCGGGTGCCGACCTATCTCGCGCTCGACATGGGGATCGGCAAGACCCGCACTTTTATCGAGGCGGTGCTGGTTCGCCGCGCCAAGCGGGTGCTGGTGATCTGCCCGGCCAGCGCCCTCTTGGTCTGGAAGCGGGAGATCGCGCTCTGGGCCCCCGGGGCCACCTTCGTCATCGTCAAGGCCCAAGCCGACCTCGTCAAACCAGCGCACTTTTTCATCATTTCGCACGGCCTGATGTCCCAGACCCACGGGGTAATCGCCGAGGCCGTGGCCACCGGTCCCGCCTTCGAGATGACGGCCATCGACGAGGCCCATGCCTTCAACGCCGCCGACACCAACCGGGTAAAAGCCTTGCGCCGTGCCGCGCCGAAGCTGGGCCAGATCGTCCCCTTGAGCGGCACCCCGATGCGCAATCACGCGGGCGATCTTTACACGCTGCTCTCCATCTGCGCGCCGCAATGCCTCGCGCTGCCGGGGCGTGCCGTCATGGCGCGCTACGACTTCGAGGAACGGTTCTGCAAGGTGAGCCACCGCAGTTTCGGCGGCAGGCACATGGTCCGCGTCATCGACGGCTCGAAGAACCTCGAAGCCCTCAAGATCATGATCGCGCCGTTCATGATGCGGGTCCGCAAGGAAGAGGTTTTCAAGGACCTGCCGCCGATCCTCTGGGATGCAATCCCGGTGGCGCTGGACGCCGGATATCTTGCTGGAGAGGACGCCGTCATGCTGGAGAAGATCATCACCAGCATGTTTGCCGACAAGGGCCCGATGGCGAGCCTCGACGTTCTCGTCGCCGCGCTGGCCTCGATGGACAAGGAACTTGGGCTGATGCGGATGCGCCGCCTGCTGGGGCTCGCCAAACTGAGGGGCGCGACCGACTACATCGTCGACATGCTCGACAATCTTCCCCCGGACCGCAAGGTCCTCGTCTTTGCGCACCACGCCGAAGTGATTGCCACTTTGTCCCGGCATCTGGGGGAATACTCCCCGGCGGTCCTGACGGGGCAGTCAGGTCCGCGCGAGCGTGAGGAGGCCGTCGACAGGTTCCTGAACGATAACCGGTGTCGCGTATTCGTCGGCAACATTCAGGCGGCCGGAACCGCGATCACGCTGGTAGGGCCCAAATGCCGGTGCAGCGATGTTGTCTTTGTCGAAAGTTCATGGACCCCGATGGACAACGCGCAGGCCGCTTGTCGGGTACACCGTATCGGCCAGAAGGACGGCGTCGTCGCCCGCATGCTCTCGGCGGCTGGCACCGTAGACGATCTGATAAACGGGCTCCTCGTCAGGAAGGCCCGCGAGTTCACCCAACTGTTCGACAGCCAAGGAGAGAAAGCGTGAATGACCAGCCCCCGCACAAGGTCATCAAGGTCACGACCAACGACCACAAGCACAGCTATTTCGTCGTGTTCAACCGCGACGGCCACGACCTGATCGACGTGTTCGAATACAAGTCGATCTACAATCCGGCGATGGGCGGCATGCGCCGCCGGATCAAGGAGATAGTCGACACCGCCCGTACCAAGCTCCCCCAAGAAACCGCAACAGGAGAAAAGCAATGAAGATCGAGTTCGAAGGCAAGACACTCAGCGACATCCTCGACGAGATGGAGAGCATGCTGTTGAACGTGCTCAAGAATAAAAAAAGTTCGGAAAGCGTGTCCGAAAAACCAAACAAGACGGCATCGCCTCTGGCTGCCAAGCCTCAGGGCCCGGGCCCTGAAGAGCTGTTCGCCGAGAAATCCCCGGTGGATAAGCCGGTGGATAAACCTGTTGATAAATCTCCCAAGCCGGTGCATCCGAACATCGCCAAGATGCAGGCCGCCAAGGCCGCCAAGAAAGCGGAACGGGAAAAAGCGGCAACGCAGCCCGCCATGAAGCAGCCGCCACCGCCGAAGTCGGCCGAAGGCATGGACCCTGCCGAAGTGGTCAAGCTGCGGACCAAGACCATCGAGGACCTCCAGACGGCTTATGCGAATGGCCATCAACAGGAGGTGTTCGAGTTGCTCTCCCGCTTCGGTAACGGCGCGAAGAGCTTCAGGGAATTGCCCGCTGACGCCTTCGTGCCGATCCGCGAAGCCATCGACAACGGGGCCCTGACATGAACTGTAAGGTTGACGTGAAGTGGCTCGTACTCCTTACCGCCCTGCTGTCGATCCCCTCCCCGGCATGGGCGGAGCCGTCGGAAGCGGAAAAGGTCGAGGCCCTGCGGCTGGGCTACATCCTCAACGGCTTCTCGATGAAGCGAAGCCTTTCCGAGGGCTCCATCGACGTGTCGCAGTTGACCAGCCCGCTGCTCAACCTGTCGCCCGCGCCGGGAGTGGTGCGGACGATCCCGATCATCGTGACCCCGCCGCCAAAGAAAAAATAAACGGCGGCCAGAAGAACGGCGGCGGATCGAACGGCAAGCCGCCGCCGGATGATCCGGCATCGAAGCTGTTCGACCTGCTGATGGAAGCCACCGAAGGGAGACTGACGTTGAAGCAGGCGAGCGAAATCTGGGCGGCGCTGAAACGCAAGGACAAGCCATGAGCGCGCACGCGGCATGTTCACCCTCGTCGGCTTCTATGTGGCTTCAATGTCCAGCCAGCGTCACCATGACGAAGGACGTGGTGCGTCCTTCGTCGCGGTACGCGAGGGAAGGGACAGCGGCGCATCAGGTTGCCGAGATGACCCTGAAGGGGGATATCTTTTTGCCCGACAAGGTGGTGGTTGAAGGCGACGAGTATATCGTCTCCCCCGGCATGTGCCGGGCCCTGAACTCCTACGTCACCCATGTCGAGAACCTTCGGGCCCTGCCGGGGGCCAAGGTCTTTCTCGAAAAACGTCTCGTCGTCCCCAACACCGAACGCATGGTCTGGGGCACGCTCGACTGCGGTGTCCACGCTGATGATCTCCACGTCGTCGATCTCAAATTCGGCAAGGGTCACGTCGTCGATCCTGATGGGCCGCAGCTTAAACTTTACGCGCTGGCGCTGGCGCAGCACGTCAGCGAGCACCGCCCCAAGGCCCGCGTTACGTTGACCATCTGCCAGCCGCGCGCTGGCGATGGCCTGCCGCGCTTCCATCCGACGACGCTGGGAGAGTTGCAGGACTGGCGCGTTACCGAGGTTTCGCCTGCCCTGTTGCGGATCAAGCGTGGCGACACCACCGAGAACGCGGGCGCGCATTGCCGCTGGTGCGTCCGCAAGACCGAATGCCAAGCCTTTGCGCGCAAGCATCAGGGCCACGCCGCAGCGGCTTTCGACGAAGGGGGATTGTTCACATGAGTGAAAGACGGTTGGTGCCCAGAAACTGGAAAATAACAGAGGCGATGCGTTGGGCTAAAAAGAGTACGCTTTCGCCTTGGCCGCCCAAGACACGCGGCAAGGCGATACCCGCTTTCAATGGCAGCCTGACCAGCAAGAGAAACAAAAAGCGGCCGATTACCTTGCCGAAGATTTGAAATCAGACGTTGACAGGGGGTTTGATATCAGCTTAAAGTAACCCTGTTACTAAACTGGAAAGAGGAACTAGATTATGACTGCCATCAACACTCCCTACGCCACCCTCAGCTTCGCCAACATCTTCACCCCGAGGCCTCGCGCCGAGGGCGGCGATCCCGTTTATTCCTGCTCGCTTCTGTTCGATCCGGCGCAGCAGAAGTCTCCTGCTTACAAGGCGCTTCAGGACGCCTGCATCGCCGCCGCGCGTGCCGAGTGGGGCGACAACATCCCGCTCAAGACCGTCAAGATGCCGTTCCGCGACGCGGGCGAGAAATCATATGACGGCTATCATGCAGGTCACACGTTCATCTCGCCGTGGAGCAAAAACAAGCCCGGCGTGGTCGACACCAACCGGCAGGATATTCTCTTGCCGGATGAAGTCTGGAGCGGGCAACTGGTGCGCGCGAACGTCGTTCCTTTTGCGTGGACCCACACCGGCCGCAAGGGTGTCAGCTTCGGGCTCAACCATTTGCAGGTGATCCAGTCGGAAGGCCGCCAGCGTCTGGATGGTCGTCCCGCCGCTTCCTCCGCCTTCGACGACGGTGCCGTCGAAGAGAAGGAAGGCATCTTCTGATGTCGAATATCGACAAGAGGCCCCACCCGGGCGAACTGCTCTCCCATGCGTTCGAACTCATCAACGCGCGGGGGGCCGAATACAACGGCACCAGCGATCTCGACCAGCATTTCCGCGAAGCCGCCGCCGTTTCATCGGTGGTTCTCGGCAAGGAAGTGACGGCCCGCGATATCGCGATGATCTTGGCATGCGTCAAGCTGCTGCGGTCGAAGGCCTCGCCCGAGAAGCTCGACAACTACGTCGACGCCATGAACTACATGGCGTTTGCCGCCTGCTTCACCGGGCTGGTGTCGCTGCCGCCGCTGGGGGCCTCGGAGAAGAAGGCCCTGCTCAAGGAAGTCATGG